TGACAACAGCAGTGATGCCAATCAAGATGTTTCCAGATGTACCCAAAACTACAGATCCATCCACAGGAATCAGCATCAAGAATTGACTCTGACCCGGCCCAATACCCGGCACGATGGTATTGATTCCTGTAGTTCCAGTCACTTTCACCACGTCTGCTGTAGCACGAATAGACGCAGCACTAGCAACTGTAGTCTCCGATACTTTCGAGATACTTCCTGGAATCATCTCGCCTCCTCCACCATGAGATGAATTATTCGTCTCTCCGAATTGTCACGTCTGATTTCGTCCACGACGTTCTGGAGCAAGGCCCAAATCCCTTGCGTAGATTAACCGACCGCGTGATACTTCGACGTGATCGTGTTATACACAAGCAACATCGCTTCAGCAGCCACCGATGCCTTGGTGTTGGCGATGTTGTTACCAGCCGTAATACCCGCAGTTCCCGCAAACACGAGACAAATCATGTGCGGACTCGTCATAGGCGGCGTAATCGTAGTGATTGCCGTGTTACCCGTAAGTACTGTCAATCCAGGTCCGGGTGCAAGTGTTGCAGCCGATGCCATAGTTGACGTAGGTGCTCCCCAAGGTGTATACCGCTGCCAATCAGATTCTGCAGCCATGTCTATCCAACCTTTCCAAATTTCAACAAAGCCCTCTTTGCCTTGTATTCCTTATCCTTAATTGCCTTACATTCTCTACATTGTCTCCGTATCTTACCATCAGACTTTGTGTACCAATAAGTATTCTGTTCGGTGAACTCATGACCATTTATACATTGAGTTACATCAGAATACTTACCACGTGCATTGCCAGCCTCCATTTTATCTTGGATATTTTGGTTATTATCTCCAAGATAAATATGTGCGGGATTCCAGCAACATCTATTGTTACACGTATGGAGAACATGCAGATAAGTCATTTCAGGAGTGTAATCATGATACATCATGGCCGATAACCGGTGGACATAGTAAAATACATGATCAATCATGATTTGACCATATCCACCGGAATTGGTCCCTGAATATTCCCAACAACCCGTTTCCAAGTTAATGGAAGTTCTTTCATCTAGAAGTCTTTTTACTTTCTTTCCCCAATCACTATCAGGCTCAGGACTTCCAGATTCAGGTGTTGGAATCATCATTTTCAAACTCTCCCTAAATCACTAATAACCCGTTGGCACGGCAAGAGAATCTATATAGGAGCAGGCTGCAGGGTTTGAGACGAACGTCTGCATGCCTACCACCATGTAGAAGATCTCAGCAGCCGCAACGCCACCACTCGCACCGCGGATTTCGAAAATCTTCCGTCCGTCAGTCGTGTAGAATCCGATGGGGAGAATCTCTCCGCGTCCCCACACCTCGTCTACCACGAAGTCAATGCGCGTCTTGTCCCAATTGTACGACGGCTTGACTCCTGCACCTGCCAACTGCATACCTGCCGACTGCATGTTGTTTCCAAAATACATATTCAGCCCTTCTTCCTTGGCTGTTTTCTGAATAATGGAAACGAGCTGCCCAATTTCCTCATACGCCTGCATCTGACACGGATGGGTCCACGCGGTAGGATTGAAGCTGTTCTCCATTCCTACACGATTCCCAATCTTGTTGATTGCAAGACGAGGGAGAGGAAGTGTCAATCCCGCACTCCCGCCATTGACGCGGTTTGCACGAATCTCTGGAGTTGTGCTACGAGAGAATCCGAGCCACGTTCCTGCAGACGCATTACTGTGATGATACGGAACTCCAAACAATGCAGGAAGACTAGCAGGAGAAGTCAATCCCGCCGTGACAATCTTATCGCCAGTCAACACGCCAGCGATCTGTGGAGTAATGGAAATAGTCTTGTTTTCCACGTCCCACAGAGTAATCGTACCCTCACCACGCTTTGTGGCAAGAGTCGTGTCATAGATCTGGACCGTCTGTCCAAAACGGACAAGACGTGCTCCAAATCCGTCCGTCGTCAGAGTGATGACATTTGCACCACCTGCAGGCGTATCCGTAGTCACAACGCCCAACACGCCGTCACCCGTCTGCATCATCTGACTGTCCAACTGCCTACGCATCTCGTCGAGAGCCGTAGCAGTCAGCCTTCTCACAGAGTTGACGATGGCTTTACGCGCATCATCAGTAGCCCACTGAGTAAGTTTCGTATACTCAATGTTCTCGGACAAGAAAACGCAGTTCAGAACTGCCTTGTCAAACGTCGGCCCACCACCTCTACCCAGATCGCCACCGTCTGGATTGAAGTACTGGAATGAACCACCGGGACGCAGTTCCAGCGGAACGCGCATCTGCCTGTGACTGATCTTCTCTACGTCACGCTTCTTGATGTTGGCGTAGAACTTGTCGTCACGCTCAAAAAGTACGCGTACTTTCGGAATGACTTTTTCAAGTTCTAGAGCCGCTACCTGGGACTCTACAACTGCCATGGTTTCTACCCTCTTTTCAGTCTTTCATCAGGTAATCTAACGTAGTTACGCCCTTTGGAACTTCTTTTCCTGACTTGTATTTTCCACTAGAGGGGGAAGTGGATTTCCCAGGTGTAATTGGGCCTTTTTTCTCGGCCTTTGTTTCCAACAAATCTTCACTATCTTCCGTCCGTCTACCCTTCATCGCGTCAATTCGTGCCTTTTTGATTACGCTAGGCAACAGCGTCTTTGCTTTGCTCAGGTATGCGGACTTTATCCTATCCGTGCTTTCCTTGTCGAAATCCGACTGAAACGCCTTCTCCCACAGCTTGTCCAACAGCGACCTAAAACGCGCGTCCTTCGATATAAGCGTTTCCAGATTCTCAAATGCCTCTTTCGTCGCGTGAGTCTTCACGTAATCAGACATAGACCCTTTGGGATCAATATGTCCGTCTATCGTGGATTTCAGGACGTTATCTGCCTTAGTCTGCAAATCGTCCTTTACACCCTCGAACTTCGTGTAGACTAACTGCTGACGCTGACTCTGTATTTCCTGCTCACGATTCTGTTCTCTTGGGTCTACCTGACGTGCCAACGGTTGATGTGGCTGAAAATTCTGTGACCCAAAGACAAATTGATTCAGGACGTTTGCCGCTGCTTGGAGAGGCGCACCCTGATCCCCAAGAGCGCGTCCCTCACGCACCATCGTGATTATCGTATCTTTTATGACTCCACCAAGTACGTGGTAATAAGCCTGTTGATCAACTTTCCGCAGTGTAGGCAAGTAGTTGTCGGCTATCTTGTTGAAAGCCTCTTGACTCTCCTGCTTCGCCGCGTGTAGAACGATGCTGATATCCCCATTCATTACCTGACGTTCAGTTTGATCAAGAATATTCGCCTTTTCAGCGGCAACCTTAGCGTCTGCAACAGTAGGAAATGTTTCAGTGAACTGCTGTTCTCTGTAATACGCTTTTTCAAGGTATGGAAAGTCCTTGAACAGCTTTGGGTACTTTGCTAGAATCTCTTTCCTACGTACAGGAGTAGTGATTTCTAGTAGGTCTTCTTCCGAGGGAGTAACGAGTTCTTCTTCGATTTCTTTGAGTTCGTCGTCGTCTTCGTCTTCGGTTTTAGCTGACCCTTCTTCCTCATCTTTTTCCCCCGCCTCAGTCTTACCTATTTCTAGTATTTCTGGCGTTTCTTCCGCATTCAATAGCTCGAAAGTTTCTGTTTCTTCGCCCGAGCCACTTCCAGCGTCTTCTGGAGCATACAAGTTATTGAATAGTAGGTTCACTTTGTCCTTCTCCTAATGGTTCTCCAGTACTTTGAGGCGCTGGAGCACCTTGTTGGGGCGGGGCCATCATTCCGCCTTGGGCCATCATCTGCTGTTGTGCCATCTCCATCTGCTTCTGCATATCCATATCTTTATGCATCTTCATGTGGAGTAACACGTTCTCGTATCCCGCTGGATTTTCTAGTTTACACAGGCGTCCCGCATCACTTACCAGCCATCTCCTGTCAATGTCCGCAGCCACCATATGATTATCTACGTCATAGTCCGCCTGAACTGACGGTGTTCTAATTGGAGGAGGTGGTGGCATTCCCATCATAGCTGCCTCCTGTTCCATCATAGGATCTGGAGGTTCTTCTATCGGCTCGCTATTGATGAGCAATTGAATTTCTTCGTATTCCTTCTGTTTGTCGTCACCATCTGGAATAACGAAGTCATTCAGTCCTATAGCCCTTTTCAAATAAGGAATATTCTCTGGTGTCATCAGCATAGCCATAATTGGATCACTATTCATCTTGAATAGCTCCATAATGGAGTCTTTCTGCTGATTCCACGTTATTGGGAGATTCTCGTTAGCCTCTAGTTCGATATTCCCTATCTTCCCCTCAAGTTCTGATCTACGAATGAAGATATTGACGAAGTTTCCAAACTCGTCCTTCTTGACCTGTTTCTCGTCATCCTTCATTTCCTTTATGTACATGGGGATGACTTTTCCGAATATCGTCTTCCACCACATGGTCAACATCTTCCATGTAGTCTGGAGTCTCTGCAACGCCTGCGCGCGTGACATGGAGTATTCTGACGCAGTTCTACTACCCGCCATTTGCCCACCGAATAATGACGGAAGTGCTCCACTAACCAACTGACCCGTCTGTTGGATCTTCTCTGCGAATGGTAACACCTCCGCTGAAAGAGTAGCAGTTTTTACCTCGTAGAATCCCTCTCCCAACGGTTTCCCAGACTTAGGAGTAGCAGGGTATATTCCACCTGGAATTACCTCACTATTACGGTAGGCATTAAAGTTCAGAACTTTGGGGTCTGCAAAAGTCTGTGGAATCCCGTGTTCTACAGTCTGAAGGACGAGAGAAATTAGATCGTTCGTAATATCTTGAACTGACGTTAGCAGAAGCCCAAGAGGATCAAAATGAATGTAATCAGACAGAGGATTGTAGGTAAGAGTCCAACAGTCATCCAAGGCTTCATTTTCTGCATGGGCTACTAGATCATTGACGATGCAGACCTTCACGCCGTCAGGAAACTGCTTTTTCAGCTGTTCCACTTCACCTTCGTCATGAAGTACGTTATAAGCGCAAGGACGAAGCCAACAATTACGTACAGTAACGTTATTAACAGGATGTTCTCCCCTGTATTGGGGGCTGGTTCTTCCCCACTGCTCGTACAAGTCATACGTCGCTCCCCCACGTTGAATTTTATCCTTGAGATGAGGGTACTTCTCAAGTACGTTCGAGAAGTGCGTTTCATACGAGTAGATCAGGTACGAACATTCTTTCTGAGTACGCGCCCAGACGGGTACTTTAACGAACAAACCCCCATAAACTTCCATGCAAATACGAGTCTTTGGGTGCTTAGTGACTCCTACGAGCCGAGTAACCGTGACTGACTGATTCCTCTTGTCGGGGATGACCTGCTGCGCGCACGTAGGGCACATTTCTACGCCCTCGTCAATCGCCATGTTGATCGTTACGTCTTCCTCCCCCGGCATAAACTTGTCTGACTGCGTATCCGTAATATCTTTATCCGCCATCTCCGTTCCACAAAACGGACAGACAGACATTTGGTGCAGTTCAGAACTCTCGTCGTATTTCTTAGTTTCGTACGTTCCGTAGGATTCATCCTCTTTCGGATACGCGTAACACGCGGTCATGCCCTCAGTACAGAAGACGAATAACGCATGAAGCCAGAATAACGGCGCGTCATTGTGCCTGAAGACTAATTCTGCAATCTTATCGCCAGCCTTAGCCGTAATAACGTCTAGGGGATTGTCCGCGTCGTCAGGATAGCAAGTAATAGGAGGAACTGTAACAGACAAAGCAGCAATAATAGACTCAAGGTAAGCTCGAAAGACATTGACCGGCTTGTCGTAATAACCCTGGTCAGAATCTTCTCCACTCCGTTCGGACTCTGGGATACGCCAGTCATGTGCAACCTCACTGTAGTACGTGTGCTGAACATTTTCCCACAGGAGCTTCAGTCTACGCCACTGCCTGATCTGCCGATCGCGCACACCTCTATCTTCCTCGTCGAAATGATCGACAATTTGCTTTAGTAAATTACTCGTGGCGTCATCTATTTCAGGAGTCATTGCACAGCCTGTCTACGCCGACCACCCGAGGGGTAAAATGGAGGCATTCTACTAGTCGTCACGGAGTCATCTTCGTTCGCAGTATTTATGTCGTATCCCTGACGCCAAGGCTGATTACGAATTGCTTCCATACGACCCGCGCCGATACTGTCTGCGAGATTTGGATTATTCTGGTCCGAATTACCCATGACTGGACCGAGCTGACGACGCATCTGCTGATGAAATCTACTCAGTCCTTGACCCCCTCTATCTGTAGCTCCACCCGTCCCCTGATATAAGGAAGTCCTTCCCGGATTAAATCCACCTCTTTCCTCTATATATGGAGGGGTTCCAAATTGTCCTCGTCCACCTTGACCCAAAATTCCACCTAACGCCTCTTGCCACCCTCCACCCTGACCTATTCCACCACCTATACCACCACCTACACCACCCGGCATCCTCTGACCCGGTGCTTGGTTACTTCCACCCATCCCACCAAGTATCCTACTCAACGAATCTTTCCATCCACCACCACCAAGACTACTATTCACACTTCCTACGTCATTACGTAAGAAGTCTGTATTCTTGGGGCCTAATCCTTTAACTAATCCACCTGTAAGTCCGCTGGTAATTCCAGATTTCAGGGCATCTCCCCACGAGCCACCCTGATTGAATTTCGTATCAAGTGCGCCCACACCTGCATTTATGAACTGTCCACCAGGGACAAAGTTCAATGCTGGCGCGGCCATCTTACCGACCTTCAACAATCCTTTACCGAGATTTCCTAGGAAACTCATGTCAACCTCGGACTGGAATGTCAGCGATACCAAGGACGCGCATCAAATACAGAATCACGATGATTGCCACAATTACGTAGATAACAGTCTTAAAGATAGGGGGCATTGGAATGTAAGTCGTGATGAGATATACCAAAAATCCCACAACAGCAAGCGTGAGAATTAGCATAATCATATTCTTTTTCCGTTCTTTTCGCCCCTGTAGTCTTTCGACCCATGTGACAGGAATTTCTGGGCAACCTCTTTCGACGGACCTAACCCACCTTTAGGTTTGGCTCCATGCGCTATTGCCTCAAAGAATCGACGCTGTTTCTCAGACTTTACTGGCATTAGCTACGCCCAATTCCTTTTCTAATTCACTAATTTCTTGTGCCTTAGATTTCATTAAGGCTGCGGCTTTTCTATCCTCAGCCTCAAGCATCTGTTGCCTTACGCGCCAAGGCGTAAACTGTGGCTTAAAAGGACGGAGTTCCTCTTGTGGACTAACAGGTGGTTCGACCTTATCCTTATCCAATAGACGGTTCAGAAGTTCTCTACGTTCTCTATTGCTCTCATCGAGCTGAGAACGAAGAACTTCACACGTATCACATGGCATATCGGATAGGCCGAACCATTTATAACACAGCTGCTTTACGATGCTCATTGGTCAGATACTCAATAACTTTAGAAATACGTTCTATATCTTCGTCTAGGAGACCAATTGCAACATTACATTTATGACATAAAATTCCACGAATTACACCTGTTCCATGATGATGATCTACACTCAGTTTTTCCATGCTGCCACAAATCATGCAACCATTTTGGGCAAGTTTGTCGAATTCTTCTTTAGTTAAACCATATTTAGTCCGTAATACATAAATACGATTAGTTTGGAGTATTTTTTCTTTATTTTGTTCGTAATAACTGCCCTTTCTATCTCTAGCTGCTGCTCGCTCGCACTCTAAACATTCAGCAATAGTACCCAAATGTTTTCCAACTCGTTGTCTATATGCAGCCAAAGGTTTAAATTCATCACAAGTAGTACACTTTCTTTCTATTTGACCTTCAATATTAACACGAGTCTCTGCATATTTAGGCATAATTAGTGTCTGTACCTTCCTACAGGTTTTATAAAATCATCTGATTCCACTTTACGCATATTTCTATAAAAAGCTGTCCAATCATTTGAAGTACTTAGCTGATTTACAAGTGCTTCTTGTGCCTGAATCTTCTTAAATTCCATATTAGCATCGTCAAAGAACCCCTCAGCTGCATCCACAAGGTATCTCAAGCCATCTATTGGGTCGTCACCCTCGAATTCTGCTATGTCTTCAGCAGGCTTGTTTCCCTTCGGTTTATCATAGCTACACGCCTTAATTGCTTCCACTAAAACCGGAGCTGCATCCTTAAAAATCTGCAATTTGGGTAGATTTTTCTCAGGTTCTTGTGGAAGAAATGAATTCATATAGGCTTTGTATTCCGCGAGTCCCCTATTTCTGTGAATCCACATCGCATATTCTTCGTTGTATGTTCCCATTTCCTGTTCATTTATCAGTTTAGGCTGCCACCGTAGGTACTCGTGTATAAGAAGTTTTCCAGCAATGCGTGAACCGGGAGTATTATTAGACAATTCGACTGACTGTCCAAGTTCGTCTTCAATTTGTTGCTGGATTGTGTGTTCCTGTCCTCGTTCTTGTCCTGCGGACTTACAGAATCTAATGAGGCGCGGACTTTCTTTGTCGATGTAGAGTTTGACATGAGGTGCCCACTCTGCAATTTTAGTCTTTACCCAATATTGTTCACGATAGATATATACGCGCTTTGAAGGGCTGATAGCCGCATAACCAATCCATGTCATAGCTGCAAATCCCCAGTCTCCAATGACCATTCTAGGCCACCACTGTGGGATTTCAAATGGCTCCACTACATGTAACGCGTTAGATGGTTCATCTTCAAACTTACGATCCCGAAACTCGTCGAAGACTTGTCCTTGGTAAGCGTCCCAATTACCAAACAGTTTGGCTTTTCGCTCAGCTTCAATAGTAATACCTTGAAGGCTTTGCTTGTACGTGGGATCGATGTGCGAGTTGTCTTCGAGCGTAGAATGGATGTAGATCCTTTTGTTCCCACCCTTGCCGACAATTATTTTCCCGCCTTTAGGGTAAGGTTTAATAAAGCGTTTATAAGTCCAAGTATGACCAATGCCCCCAGGCATACCAGCAGCACGAGTAATACTAGGAAGTCCCGAATCCTTTGGAGCACGATTGCGTTGAAAAGTTATGTAGGTGTATATCCACTCGGTGATGCTAGTCAACTCGTCTGGAGTGTACAGACATATCTGCATAGTGTCGTACTGATGTACGTCATCTTCATTCTCACAATGACCCAAAAAGATCATTGCACCCTCATTAGTTCCACCCGTACCGCCATATTGATCAGTTCTGGGGAAGGTCCAACACATTTCAGTCTTGTTAAGAGTTGCTCCGAACTTCCTATACAGTTCACGGCTTCTCGGAATAATCTCATTGCGCAGCTCTGGATATGTTCTGCGCATGAATACTTGCTTAAATTTAGGATGTTCATGCCATCGATGGACAATTCCATAGAGAAGAAGTACGTCGGACTTTCCGCTACCGGCTCCTCCGCCATAAAAAGCCTCTTTCACCGTCGTAGGAATAGACAGGAAAAGCTCCTGCTTAGGCTCCGGCCTCCACTCATTAGGAAGTGATAGAGCCATAGACTAAGCTACCGCTCCACTACGTCTAAATGCTTCTGCTTCTTCTCTTGGTATCATCTTACCCCAACCATTGTTTACCATTGCTGGTGGTTGATATCCACCCTGTCCACCCCACCTTTGCATCATCTGTTGCAACTTACTCTGTTGTGGACTCATTCCACCCTGCATAGATTGCATCCAAGGCGGAGCTTCTCCACCCTGCATTGCAGGCTTCTGTCCTTGTAGTTCTTGCACAGCTTCAGGATTCTCTTGTGGCATCTGTTGCTGTTGTCCATACATTGGACCCATACTCTGCCCACCCATCTGCCCCATCTTCTGCTGCATAAACTGAGGGAGCATTCCACGCATCTGACCCATCTGTTGGCCGAATCTACCTTGAGGGGCCATTGGGCCTTGCCTCATACCCCCACCAAAAGGAGTATTAGCTTGTGGTTGACCGTATGGATTACCCGGTCTAGGTGATTGTGTTCCACCACCCATCCCAGGATTCTGTCCAAACATTGCGCCCTGTTGTTGCATAGCTGTTCTGGGTGTACCGTTGTATGGAATTTGAGCGGAACTCATTCCACCGCCTCCACCCATACCCATAGCACCGCGCATAGCTTGACCGAAGGGCATAACTACTCCTACTGTCCTCTACGCATTCTGAAAGATTCCCACGGGCCTACGTTACTACGAGCCGTAAAGTCATAGGGCGCACTGTCTTCTATAGGACCGCCACCCTCTGCACAGATAATCTTTCCATTCGCACTCTCCAAGGCAATCTTATCGTCTACCTTGAAGTAATCTGCGAGTATTGCGTAGACTTCCTCTCTAGAGATTCCACTAGAGGGAGGAATTGGTTGTGACCCATTGGCAGGAACTACAGGGGAATATTCGTTACCCGCCACGTAGTACCATGCCCACACGAGTCCACTCTGAACTGACCTGAAATCCTGTTGTGGGTCTGACTTAGCACTGTACGTGCCGGGTGCATCATCCAAGTATTGGATACATCTCGTGTAGTATCCATTCTCGTCTGGTGTGTTAGACGGCAGGAATATCCGACCTTTGGGCGCACCTGAGAACTGTTGCGTAAACGCAAAGAAAGGCATCGACGCGTTGGGTACTACACCAGGCCCGTATCCCGGAGGTAATCCACATCCAGTCATTATGGTTTCCCAGTTATTCGCTGGTGCTCCCAACGACTGACCAATTCCCGCGTAGAACCACGCTTTAGCTTCTTCTTCATTCTGCGGGCAACGACTCATATCGAATGACATATTTTCTCTCAATCTCGCTTCAAGACGACAAGTGCGTTACCTGCGGCCTTGATAAATCCACCCGTAACCGTCGCCTGACCACCCGTCAACGTAACAGCTACGTTAGCAGTAAACGCCTGCGTATTACTCTGCGTAATCGTTGGAGTAGTCGCGTCCGTAAACAGGGTGGCCTTGACCGCCGGGAGCGCATAAGAGACTCCCGCAAGCATTGTGACTGGAGTACCTAGAGGGAGAAGTTCTGTGGGCACTTTACTTTACTCCCTTTGGGTTAGACTGAGGGAGGGGATCGACTGACTTGACTGACGCCTTGGGATATTCTGGAGGGAGCGACTTGACTGGAGCAGACTTAGCAACTAGACCAGATACTCCATCTTGAATCACGAAGGTAGAAGCCTCTGACATTACGCCGTCAGAGTTCAATACAGCTACAGGAATATTCACTGCAACTACAGCAGTAGACATGTCTACCCCTGTAGTCAATTCCGTCGCACTGACGTAAGTCGTGGGTTCTTCTGAGCCATTCCACACAATGAGACTCTCCGAGTTGAATCCCGTTCCGAGAACGTGTAGAGTAAATGACGGATCACCTATTGTGGCAGACCCAGGATTTAGACTCGACACGACGGGTTCCTCGACTGACCCCACAGTCAACACGCGCCAAATGGCTACGTATGCTTTCTCTGCAAAGCGCGAGTCACTACTCGATATGTCTAGGATCTCTTTGATCAAAGACCTCTGTTCCTCAGATACCGCGAGAGGCTCGGAATTCAGGAGTACCGCATTGAACGGATCTGTACGCAATAGGGGCATGATTTACTCCGCTACATTGATAACTTCAAATGTTTTTTCTTCACGGAATTGAGGAGCAAAGATTACGAACTGAGGGGAATTACTGACTGACTCGACTGACTCTTTGGGCGGTTCCAAATTCTTGATGACCACCGTCATATCTTTTGCGATAGACGCCAAGTCTTTGGGATCTGCGTAGTCCAGCTTTTCCTGCGTGATGGCTCCAAGTGCGCCATTCAATGTTTTCTGCGCTCTCTTGACTGCGCGTTCTCTGCTCTTGTTTATGTGCTGGATGATTGACGAGGAGGGATTATTGTAGCTCGTCGTGGATGTAGCGCCTTTGGCATACGCGCTTACTGAGGAAGGACTTACGCCAAATTCTTTTGCAAGGGAGAGAGCAGAGGATCTACCGTTTAGAAGCGCGTCTTCTGCTATGACTTTCCTCAAACTGTCAGGTACGTTTACGTCACCTTCAGACCGCCCACGTTTAGGAATGTCTTCTATCTCAATCTCAGGATGAGACTCTTTTTTCTTTGGAGTTCCAGACAAGGATTCTAACTCTTTCTGAAACTCTATATCGTCTACGATTCCAATAGGCATGGCATCCGCCCTCACTAATGTTTAGATTGTACATATGGCAGAATGTAGTTGGACGGATGCCCCGTCAAGAAAGGATAGCACGGCTGTCAAATTCACCCTGCCGCTAAACCACTGATTTGATTCGACTTCCGTCTATTTTTCGTGTTCGGTTTTACTACACTTTTTCTGATTATGTATATTCTTTATACCTCCTTATATATTTTATGAGACTCTATATTCCTTTGTGAATAAATTGGACGATTGTAATCAAGCCCCCTACCAGGTTGTGAGGAGGCTCACTCCACATGGGTATACCCCCCTACCACGCGTAGGCCCAAGAGTCAAGAAAAAAAAAAGATTGACACAAAGATTTATTTGTGAAGCTCGCTCCCTTATACGTAAGACCCATCGTCCCCGACTACGCGTGGCGACGACGGCTGACGACGGGCCGAAAAAAAGATGGCTCGGCCTGTCGATTGTTGTTGCGGCGGACTCGTCCCGTGATACACTTCTCCTTGTCGGACCCTAGGCCAGCCGAAAGGCATAAGCGCCAGTCAGGAACCCGACCAAAGTTCAGGGTCGAGCGCGCAAGTTGCCTCCCCTCCCAAGCGTGAAAGACGTAAGACCGCAGCGGCGGTTCCCGCTATGACCTGAGACTAGACGTTATGAAACAAGAGACAGGCAAGTCCACCGCGAACACGGCATTCGGCAAAAAGCTCGAATCGCCGCTGACCTACTCCTACGCCTACAGCACGTATGAGTCCACCGATGAACTCGTCGCGGCCAAGGACGAAATGACGCTGGACGAGCAGATGAAATCGCGTAACAGCGACCGTGCCAACAATGCTCGTCAAAAGGCATACGCCGCCGCGTTGGATGCTGCTGGAATCGTGAAGCCCACCGCTGAGAATGACCCTCAGATTGGACTGCGCGATATGTTCAAGACCCTCCAGACGGCGAAGCTCCCCGATGGTAGCCGCCGCTACACTGACGAGCAGGCGAAAGAAATCGCCTCGACAAACCTCGGCGTCGAATGGGCTGAGTAGTTCTACTGGCCCGGAGGTTGTCTACTTCCGGGCCATCCCTCAAACATCCATGAGTAAATGTCCGAAAGGCCATCCACTCACCCGCACAATAGCTGGCAAGCTCTACTGCGTTACATGTAAGATTTCAGACCGCCATCCACGTTTGAAAGAACGCCCACGGACGCGAACCAAACGTTAGACCCAAGGCCCGGAGGACAGCCACTCCGGGCTTTCGCATGTCTACCCCACCACTCGACCGCTCCCCCTCCCCGCTCCCCCTCCCGACACGCGAGCTGGCCTCCCCTGTGCGCTCCCTGTGCATAACTCGACCGTCCACGCGATACGCGTGCTACACGTCCTGTGCGCTCGTCCTGTGCAGGTAAGACCCTATGAGAGTTCGCTGGCGCGGCCCACGCGTGTCCTGTGCGCCCACACGCATAATAGGGGAGAGAGACAGTAGGAGAGACAGTGAGAGTCTCCCACCCCCAATCATGAGCCCCCACCACTCAACCTCCCAAATCCTTATCCCTTTTTCTTATGTTTTTTTTATTTTTTTTTTTTTTACACATAGGAAAAATGCATAATGCGGCGGCACGGGGTCTTGACACGGGACGCGGACTGTGGTAGACTCCCTCTGTCTCTACCACGTTCTCTCTCCCCCCGTCTGACGGCATCGAGACTGCCCCTTATACACAAGGAGTATACATGGCAAGAAAGACAGGAAGTGTCAATCACATTCACCAGTATTTCAAACGCGATGACGGCTTATGGGCGTGCTCAGGTCTGGACGGATGCACGCACTACATGCCACGTAACATGAGTCCAGCTCCGGTCGGTCTGTATTCTAAATGTTGGGGAGGTTGCAATAAGGCATTTCAGCTCACGCCATACGCGATGCAGAAAGATAAACCTATGTGTGACGACTGTCAGGAGGCACTGGACAGATTCATCGAATTTAATGAGATGAATGAGAAAAAGGCTCCAAAGCTTACAGGACTCGCGGCCTTCGGAGCACGCAATTACGCACCTCCAGAACCTCCCTCGAAAACGATGGCTGACATTGAAGAGGACCAAATCGAAGTATACGAGCCGGACGAGCTGCAGCACTCTATCAGCTGTGATTCAAACTTTGGAGGAGAATGCTCATGCAAATGAAGAGTGAACTCAAAAGTCAAATTATTCTAGAATTTCTTGCAAATCATAGAGTGACTAGGACAAAATTACTGAAAAGACTCTGGTCACGCTATAAAAACGCTAAAGAACTTGATGATGTATTGAAACAATTTGAAGATGCAGGCATCATCACGTTTGTGCATTCACTGAATCTCTACGTGATGCCCAAATCACAACGTGACGAATATATAAAGTTCCGTAAAAACACATAATCCGCCGCTCCCGTCTGTTCCGTTTCGAGACACCCCTACAGGTTGGGGTCTGGAGGTCGTTCCGGGCCTTCGGACCCCAACATCTTGGGGTTGACAGCCTCCCCCCGGTCGGGCGACAATGGGGCTGGACACGACCGGCCCGGCTTATACGTAATCCCTACGCATAATCCCGGCCCTCTCCGAGAGGACGTGAAACGTGAAAATCGCCCGGCCAGACGCACTCCAACACTTCAAAGACAATCACCCACACTGCGAGCTATCAGACACGGTGGCACTGGAGAACATCTGCGCCGTGGATGGCCTGCGATGACGCATACCCGTCAGATGGCGGACAGCAAAGGCGACTTCGGCGGGTGGAAGCCCGACGCGGTGCCGTGTCCGAAATGCGGCGGACACGTCGAGGCGCGGCTGTGGGAGTCGAGCGACGGGGCGTACGAAGACTGGCAATTCCGCTGCGTCGAGTCGGAGTGTCGGCATACGTGGTGGGTGGACGGAATTGACTCATGATGTTTCCTGTGTATCAGGCACGCATAATTCCGGCCCTGCGTTGGTGAACGGGACGACGACTAGACGCGCGTGGTAGGCACATCTTACGACCACGGCTCCGCCATCCATCATTTTGCAGAATTTCGCATTGTCCCAAAGGGTGACAAGTAATGAAAAGATTCTTTTGCACCGTCTGTCAGAAGATTAAGCACGTAAGAGTCATGCCTGCCTCAGTAGACACGCCCAACGCTCCCAATCCTTATAAGCGTGTAGGCGAATGCAGGCGTCACTCCAGTCAGTCAGTCTATCCCGTCCGTCAGTCTATCCGAAAGGTAAGCGCATAATGTTCCAAAACTCTCTCAAAACTAAGCGTGGGGAATGTGATTGTTGCGGTAAAGTGGATATCGACATTTACCCCACGCACCACAATATGTCGATGTGCGCGGTCTGTCGGGACGCAGAGATGGCGGCTATTGACGCGGCGTCAAAAGTAAAGGCTCTCGCCAACGTGTCAGTCGTAGAGGCTAGTCGTAAGATTGACACGCTGGTAGAACTAAAGGCAGACATCTACAACGCAGAGACAGTCCCCTTTATCGCACTTCAGGCGTCTATTGAGTCAGACGAGTCTATCCCCTCGGCACGTAAGAGACTCGCCCTAGCAGACGAAGTAAAGGCACGGCTCGACGCGTTCAATAAGGCGATATTTGACGATGAAGCGGCCCTCATGGTCAAGCGTAATCAGCGTCAGGCATGGCTTGTCCACATGCAGAACGTGGCCGCTGGACTACACGAGTCAGAGCGTGCCAAGTATAAGCAGCACGACGTTAATTACAAGCCCACAGTCGTCAAGTCAGTCAAGCCAAAGGTCGTAAAGCCTTCTCCCAAGAAGTTCTCCAAGGCCGAGCTATACGCGGCGGCGACGAAGTATGGCGTCCCGGCACCCGCGGTCCAAGCGTGGGTCACAGCGCGTGGCATCTCCTGCGAGGACGCGGCCCGGACGTTGGCCGAACAGATGGGCCTGATTTAGTTTATCCGTTTCCGAAAGGACGGAACTATGGACAGAAAAACTGCATCAGAACTACTTCATCAAGAGATGAAGAAAAACGGCCTCACAGGATGGACTGTCAGACTCAATCAGAACGCGGACTCACACTTTCTCGGACTCTGCTCATACAAGGACAAGTGCATCATCTTGTCCGCTCACCATATCGACATTCACCCTGACCCGGACGTAATCAACACGATTCGTCACGAGATAGCCCACGCGCTCTGCCCCGGCCACGGGCACGACGACGTATGGGCTGCCAAGGCCAAAGAAATTGGCTGTGACAACACTCTCCCGTGCTCCAATCTCAGTCTCTCACCTCATGTCATAGACGCTATCCGTAGCGGCGCGACGGTCGAGGTGACATTTGACGAGCACGTAATCCGCACCCCTAAATACACGATTACCCGTCTACAGGACAAGTGCGAAGTCTGCGGTAAAGTCGCAAAGGAACAGTCCTCCAAGACAATCGTCACGCCGGGTGACACGACTCCAGATATGAAATACACAATTCTGGAGTGTGGTCACGTCGTCTTCAAGAAGATACCCAAAGGGACGCCTTTCCACACGTTCCAAGCGTTCGGTGACCCCTCCTGCAAGCATGAATGGGACAAGAATAATTGTCTACTCTGCGGACGTAAGCGCCTCTACAAGTATCAGGTCGAGGGAGCCGCCTTTTTAGAAGCGGGCTTGTCCGTAAACATGGGCGCGGCCTGCTTTGATGAAATGGGTTTGGGCAAGACGCAACAGGCAATGGCCGTCCTGTATTTCCACGCCGAGTGGAGTCCTACCCTATGGATTGTCAAGTCTGCCCTGAAGTATCAGACAGCCTCGGCCATCATGAATTGGATGGACCAGAACGGTAAGTCTGAACACATTCCACAGATTGTCCTTACGTCTAAGGACTACCTGCTCCCTGGCCTGAAGCATTACATCGTGGGTTACGACATGCTCGTGCCTAAGTCACGCACGTTGAAGAACGGGACTATCGTCAACAGCGGATTCAACATCGAGCAGTTCAATCGTGTGGGCATTAAGTCAGTCGTGCTGGACGAATGTCAGCAGATTAAGAACGTGGATTCGAGCCGCACTCAGATGGTCCGTCGAGTCGTCAAGGGCCGTAAAGTAATTCCCCTCTCAGGCACGCCATGGAACAACAGGGGGAGCGAGTTATTCCCCGTGTTCAACATGATGGACCCCATGAAATTCCATTCGGAGGAGGGGTTCAAGAACCGTTGGGTAGACTTCGTATGGCAGGGTAGATTCCGTAAGGAAGCTGGTATCCGTAACATCGTGGCGTTCAAGGAATACACAAAAGACTTGTATATCCGCAGAGAACGCGCAGAGGTGATGCCAGAACTACCCACGACCAACAGGACGAAGCTGAACGTCGTAATGACCCCTCAAGAGGAGGAGAATTACGACATTGCAGTAGACGAATTCGTTAAGTGGTATGAAGAACAGATAGACCACCTGGACGGCGCGTCAATCATCGCGGCAATGTCCAAGATGCGTCACCTCGTGGCCGTCGCAAAGATTCCTGCTACGCTCGAATACGTAGACGAGTTCATCGAGGACACGGACAGGAAAATCTGCGTATTCGCGCACCACAAGGACGTGCAAGAGATTCTCTACGAGGAACTCAAGCAGAAATACGACAGTGAAAAGAGCGAGCCACGTATTCCGGTCTTTCAATTCAAGGCTGGTGGGGACGTAAACGAAACGCAGTCCAAGTTCAATCAGGCCAAGCGTTGTATCTTGGTCGCCTCACAATTGGCCGCAGGTGAGGGACTGAACCTCCAGACATGCTGCGATTGTGTAATGCACGAGCGTCAGTGGAACCCAGGTAAAGAGGAACAGTGTGAGGGACGTTTCGTGCGTATAGGCTCAGTCGTTGCCGCAACGAAGGATGCGCCCGCAGGATTCGTGTCAGCCGTATACACGCACCTCGAAGGGCTGACGACTACGGACCCGAAATTGGACGCAATCGTCGAGCGTAAGCGTCGGCAGTTCCACGCGGTCCACAACAAGGGTGAAGCCGTTAAGTGGAGTGAGGACAGCATTATGAAGGAACTGGCCGAGTCCATCGTAAACGCCCACAAGCGTAAGAAGACACAGCAGAAGGCGTCGTAAAACACGTAAGGGGAGAGGCTGCACACAAACGTGTGGCCTCTCACAATTCTTATATGTTCCGACCTCCATCAGTTCTGTGCGTCTAAAGGGAGACTAATGCAAGCCACATGCGCCGAAATAGCCTGTCACAGCGGAGGAACGGTCATTGGATTTATCCTCCTTGTTCTACTATTCGTTCTGATACTGAATTCAAAGGAGACTGAATAATGGAAATCGATATCAGCAAGTTCAAGGAAGAACTGAAGAAGCAGAGTCCTCAGACATACGCCAAGCTCTATCCTGAGTCTGTAGAGGCCGAGGCAGAGAAAATCGTAGACCCCATCATTCAAGCCTTTGAAGCTCTAGCCAAAGGCACCGTCGAGAATGACAGAGTTCTCTTGGAACTGATTCAAACGGTTATGAATCGTCTAATCCAACTGGAAGACAAGGTAGACCTCCTACTGATGAAAACTCACGGAGAGAACTAATGGAGAATGAATTCTCAGTATGTCAGTTCTTTGAGGACGGGACATACGAATACGTCCGTCGCATGGTGTCGGCGGAAGATGCAATGACTGCCGTCAAGCACTACACGAACAACGTCGCCACACGTATGGGTCTAGTAACACGCGTCATCATTACGGACGGCGGTGACTCCACATGCTTCGAGTGGGTCAACGGACAGGGCGTCGTCTATCCTCCAAAGGAGTCTAACTAATGACCCCAACGTATCACATCGAATCCACGGGGCCAAAGGACAAATGTTATGAGTGTGGAGAAGAAGCTACCATCATGCTGGTGGCCGACGTGTCAGAACGTGGGACAGGTTATGTGGACGAAGTTCCACTGTGTGAACTGTGTGCCCAGAAACGGTCAGTTTGACGCGGACGGCAAGTCACTAACACGCGCTAAGTTAGACGTAGGTCTAATGAGGCGCATACTACACGGAGAAGGCATTACTTACTCTGGACTAGGAGATGGAGTCACTATGACAACTGACAAACCTCTAATACCGCTCACACATGGCAATATCCTTATCGTTGGAGCTAAGGCGAGTAACTTCGACGAGGAACTACGGACGCATCCACGCATCATAATGTGGGACAGTCAGAACGAGAATTGGACAGACAAGGACTTGCCCCACAACACGCAAGCGATATTCTTTACGCGTTTCATTGGTCACTCTGCATTCTCCAAGATAGTTTCAGAAGCCCGGAAGCGTAAGCTGACGGTGTTCAATCCCGAAGGGACTGGACAGATTATTCGTCAAGTCAAGGAGCTGTTGAATATGCCCAAGCCTGTCTCTTTCGTGCCTGCTTCTCCACCTGTATTCGTAGAGAAACCTGTAATCAAACGTGGTGGACCCACAGTCAAGGGACATAGCAAGCTGAATCCCTTGATGCAGTTTGTAGACCCGAGTAAAACTGTCATCGCCAACGCGCACGTCTTGTTCGAGAAAGCAAAGGAAATGGGCATCGAGACTACGGTCCTGTCCATCGCTAACAAGGTGAGCGCAGCCAATCGTAAGCGCGCATACATGAAGCGTCCGGGGAACATCGTCAAGCCCTCAGAGACTCCCCAGAGACTACACAAGCACGTAGACGTAGTAGTCGAGATTCTCGACAACATGGTGAAAGAGCTTCAGGACATGAGGGATTTCCTCGTGGCGACTACGGAAGAAAACAGAGAGCTGAAGGCGCGTTTCGAGATGTTCAAGAAAGCGTTGGGCTAGATGAATAGAAATTATTCACCCTTTCAAGTAATAATTTCTTTACCTGAGGGGGACCATAAAATCTGTTCGATATGTAATGAAATGAAACCTCTAGAAGAATTCTCACCAGAGAAAAGAAGAACAACAGGAAGACAAGCTCAGTGTAAAATCTGTATTCAACGTCTAAGACTTGAAACACGAACTCCTGAAATTACACGTCGCAATAACTTGAAATGGAATTACAATATTTCACCAGAAGATTATCAGAAGATGTATAAGAGTCAGGAAGGTAAATGTGCAATTTGTAAAAAACCATTTGAACTCTTGCATATTGACCATTGCCATAATTCAAACAGAATACGAGGATTACTTTGTACCAATTGCAATTTGGGAATAGGAAATATGCAAGATGATATCCAAATTCTGCAAAATGCAATTGATTACTTAAAGAGGTAAAAAGAGTGGATATTATACAAGCTCCGAAAAAGAATGTTATATTCGATGCTACGATTTTATCATCATTGATGGGATGTGCGCGCTTCACTGATATACGTTTCAATCATCGTCTAGTCGCTCTAAAGGGAAAGTCAAACTCCCTTGAGGTAGGCAGTCTCATTCACAAGGTGTTTGAGGTCTTCTACAAGCACAGGATAGATGGATTTCCTGCTTCTGTATGCATAGGGAACGCGCTGACTGCGGGGCAATTGTTCGTCATGGGTTGTCCTACGTGCTCGAATCATGTCGC